CACCTGCAGGAATTGTTTTTGTAAGTCCTCCACCATTTGCAACATATAGGATATCTCCAGATGTATAAATAGAAGTATCGATTCCTTCAAATACTCCAGAAATAATTATTACTCCATCTGTTCCAGTTGAGATTGCTGACTGTGTTATTCCTACAACTGGAAATGTTGCTAAGTTATCTGAATCACACTTTGCAATTGTTGGTTTTGTTGAATACCCAGATATATAAACTGGAGTTCCCTTTGCAATTGTTGATTCTGTTACATTCCTAACTTCTAAAGAAATAAATGGGACTCCAACATTAGAAAGAATATCCTCTAATCGTTCTGCAAGTGATTGAATATCTTCATGAACATTTACAGGGTCGCTTAAAATGGGGTAAGGAAGATCATAATTAGTAGTTGAGCCAGTAGCCATAGTACTTATTATTATACCACTTCCCGCACAAAAAATTAAAAAGTTATCAAAATGTTATCCGAAGTTTGACTTCGATGGCAAATTCATGTTATAATTAATACATGCTACTAACAAGTAGCATTTTTAGTCTCTAGGAGGTTTTTATTATGAGAAGAGATAAAAAGGCTTGGATTGGAATCCTAGCATTGGTTGGAGTTGTTGCACCATTTAGCAACTTTGCTAATGCATCAAATACGGAAAATAACTTACTAATTAAACAGGCTGAAAACCCTGCTGCCACCCACAAGGTGGCTTTTGTTGTTTCTAAAGCAAAAATGTTAGAACGTTATGAAAACAAAACACATCTTACAGATGTTGAACTAAAAGATCTTCTATACCTTGTTGGTTTTAGAGGTAATGACTTAGTGGTGGCTTGGGCTATAGCCAAAAAAGAATCTAATGGTCGTCCTTTAGCATTTAACGGAAACCATAAGACTGGGGATTCATCCTATGGGGTGTTTCAAATTAATATGATTGATAACTTGGGTCCAGATAGACGTGAAAAATTTGATCTTGACTCTAACGCTGAATTGTTCAACCCAGTAAAAAATGCTGAGATTGCACATTACATGTCTAGGGGTGGAGAAGATTGGTCTTCTTGGAAGGGCATAACACCTAAAACTAGAATGTGGATGAATAAGTTTCCTAAATAGTTTTATAAAAAATTTACCCCCTTGTATTTTTCCTTGGGGGTATTTTTTATTTATATTCTTTTTTTTGTCTAAACTGTGTTTTATATGAATCAAAAAATTTTGTACGTAAGGCTTTTCCTATTTTTTGCTGTTCATTAAAATCATTAGAATCTCCAATTTCCATTTTCCAGTTATCTCTTTTAAATGGGATTACTTGGGCAATTGGCGTTCCCGCTGGAATTAGCCCCTCAAATTTATTTGCATCATTTAAAACAAAAGGAAAATTAACAGGTGCTTTATATCTATCAGTATCAACTATACCAGGGAATATATTAAAAACTGATTCTCTGTGTAATGGTTGTATAAATAAGGTTGAGTATCCAGGTGGGGTTGCTATTGACCAAGGATTTATCCATTTTGGATAAGAAAGTTTGTGAGATCCCTTTTTAGGATGGTTTGGTGCTTGTTCTATTGGATGAAACTGAATAGGATCAAGAGAAGGCCATTCATAAAATGGTTGGGTAACTGCTTTATCTGTTCCTATATCATCAAAATTTTCAAATTCAACAACTTTTTGATTTACCCAAACATCTACATAGGTTGTTAGAATATATCCACTTGTGATTGAGTCAAATATTGGCATACATCTTTTTGCAGTTGCACTAGTTGAGCCTTTTCCATCTGGCTCTTTTTTACCATTGACATATGAATCCAAGTCTTTATACCAATCAGGAATAAACTTATCTGATGGTTTTGGAAAATATTTAGTATCGACACCAACTGTGTCTGTAAATTTAATTAAAATAATATCCCCCAAATTATTTATTATTAACTATTAAAAAATCCAAGAAAGAGTTTCTTCGTCCCAATTTGGGAAAATAAAATTTCCATCTTCAGATTCTTGTGGTAGTGGTCTTTCAACTGGTGGAACCCAGTCATTTATGTATTCATCAAATATAAAAGATGGATAAGGCTTTGGTCTTTTAAAATTTCCGTCTGCATAAGTTGCACCAATACAAAAATGATGTAGGTTTGCAGTTTCGTTAAAGTTTGTTTCAACAACCTCATCTACACTATACATCTCTTTTACTTGTTCAGTTGTATAAACATCTAAATCAATTATTATAATATTTTCTACAATTCCATCTTTTATAATTGCATAATTTTTATCCATTTTAAACCTCTTTCTTTAGGGGAAAAGTATTATTTTTCATAAATATCAATTCTTCCTGCACATCCTCCACCGCCACCGCCAGCGCCAGACCAAAGGTATCCTCCAGAAGGTCCTTGGACATATGGATAGTTTGTTCCTGCTCCACCGCCACCTCCTCCACCGCCTGCAAGTCCCCGTCCACTATTTCCAGGACTTCCTGGCTGAACACCCTGATTTGTAGAGCCACCTCGTCCACCGTTTCCTCCAAATGGAGATCCACCATTTGCTCCGTTAATATTACATGCTGGAGAACAATATGGGTAAAAGCCTTGTGTCTGACATCCTGAAGATGCTCCTCCTCCACCGCCTCCGCAAGAAATTGTTGAAGAAAGTCCTGGTGCTCCTGAAAGATTTATAGCGTTTCCAGTGCCACCAACAGTTCCTGGTTGTCCAAGAGTTGACTGTGCTCCGCCTCCACCGCCACCACTGCCACCTCCTGCATAAACAGCATTTGCTGGAGCGCTTGTTCCAGATGCAACACCACCAATTGATGAAGCACCAGAACCGCCACCTATAGTAATTGTATATGTTGCGCCTGCTGTAACTGGGTAATCTCTAAATGCTGATGCTGATCCACCGCTACCGCCACTGCCACCATGTGGCTGTCCACCTCCGCCACCATTTCCACCACCATTAATAACTATTGCAGCCATCTGTGTTTTACCTGCACCAACAGTATGTGTTGTTGATGAAGTGTAAGATGCTGCTAATGCATATACTGGAGTGTCTGTTGTGATTTGGTTAGATGCGCCTGATGCACTAGATGTACCATTAGCATTTGTTGCTGTTACTGTAAATGTATAGTTTGATGCTCCAGTCAATCCAGTTACGCTTATTGGACTTGTAGATCCAGAACCAGTTCCAGATCCAGAATTAGGTGTTGCTGTAAATGATGAAATTGCTTTTCCACCTGTTGCACCTGCTGTGTATGCAACTGTTGCTGTAGTTGTTCCAGTTTTTGTTGCAGTTCCAATTGTTGGAGCCTGCGGAACAGTAGTTGCTGTTATTGCTGATGAAGCACTTGATGCTTGTCCCGTTCCAGCAGCGTTTGTTCCAGTAACAGTAAATGTGTAAGATGTATTTGATTGAAGACCAGTTACTGTTAGTGGAGAAGATGCGCCAGTTGCGGTATATCCTCCTGGAGATGAAGTTACAGTAAATGATGTTGCTGGTGCTCCTGAAGAGGCTGCTGTAAAAGATACTACGGCAGATCCATTATTATATGGACGGCTTGTTCCTACGTCTGTGGCAGAAACTCCAGTTGGTGGATTTGGCTGCAAAAAACCTTTTGTGTTCTGCGAACCCGTAATTCCTATAATTGGCATATTTTACTCCTTCTCAATATCGATATTATATCATTCATTTTATGTAGAAAGGTCTCCATATAAAACAAATGTTGATGCATCTATACAAATCAATGTTGCTGCTGAATACTGTGCTCTTAATACAAGGGTTGGAGTTGCGTTTACAGTAACTCCCAAGCCTCCCTGCACAGTAACGCTTCCAGTTCCGTATCTGGTTAAGTTTATCTGCTGACCTGCTGTAAATATTGATGGAGGAACAGTAATTGTAACTGGTGAAGAACTTGTAAGTTGAACCATTTTGCTGTCTGCATCAGTAGATACCAAAGTGTAACTTGTTCCAGACTGAGAGTTTATGGTTAATGCTTTTCTTTCTGAAAGATCATAAACAGACTTTAATGCATTTGCCGTTGGTGCAAGGACGGTGGATGTACTTGCATATCCATCATTTAATTGAACAATACCTGCACCACCAGTACTTGCTGTTGGTAAAGCGCTCCATTTAATTCCAAGAGTTTGAGTTGAGTCTGCTGTTAAAACAAAATTATTGCTTCCTACTGCAAGGTTGTCAACCGTATCATTTGAAAGACCTACTAATAAGTCTCCTTTTGCATCTATTGTTCCTTTTGAAACAGAGCCTGCTGGGTCAAGGCCTGTAATTTGTTCTTGAAGATTGTTTAGTGTATATGCAATAGATGGATTTACCAGTTCTGCTACATCTGTTTCTGCAGTGTCATACTCTAATGAACCATAATGGTAAAGTTTAAATGCTGCTTGAATATCAGCATTGTCTGCATACCCTGGAATTTCTGTAGGGTAAATTGCGCCAATTGTCTCAGATGCCATGTTTTTTCACCTCGTTCATTATATCATAACCGATACAAAAATATGAACTG